TTCTCTAGTAGGACGGCAGTGACTTTCTTCTTGTAAGAGTCACCGATTTGTGGAAGTGCGTCGTGAGAGAGTAGGGGTTCCCACTTCTCAGTTAGCACATCATAAGACGAGTTGTTTGAAAAATCCATTTCTATATTCTCCTTAATGTGTTTGTTTAGAAATTAGAGTTTGTTTGTTTTAGCAAGACGATCCAAAGTACTCAAGTAAGCGCCCATACCAGAGCCAATATCTTGAGGAATTTGTTTGTTAGTTGTCTCTTCGACAAGGTTAGTTACGGTTGGTGCAGAGGTGAAATAACTCTCCTTGAGAACATTTAGTTTCTCTTGGTATTGTTCGAGGCTGTCAAAATCGACGCCCTCTGCGAGAGAAGCAAACTTCTCGATTTCAACATCGGTTAAGTCATCAGCAACTTGTGCGAAGACTTGTCCTGCTTGATAGGCGAGTAGTTCCTTTTGCATCTCAATGTTGTTTTGAATTTGCTCGTTGAGAGAGGATTCGAGTTCCTCGTTCTCAGCAAAGAGTCCGTCAACGACATCGTACTTCTCTTGTGGAACTTCGATGTAGTGAGTCTCAAAGAGTTCCTTGAGTCCAGACATAAAGTTCTCTGCGATTTCAGTGCGGATACCGTTTTCGACAGCCAGTTGATTCTCTTCCATCCACTCTTCAACAACATAACCGAGGTAGTCATCAAGACGCTCTGCTAGTTCGTTGACTGCGGTTTCAACTTCTTCTTGAACAACAGCAGCAGCCTCAGCGAGGACTTGTTCACGGAGAACATTGACTCTCTCGTTAACAGCAGCCTCAAAGATTGTCTTGGCTTTGTTCATGAAGTCTTCGGTTAGAGTCTCACCGTTGAAGAGAGCGTTAAGATGCTCTTGCATCTCCTTTGGCTCTTCTGTCTCGGTTTCTTCCTCTTCACCCTTCTTAGCAGCCTTAGCAGATCCTTGACCTTGTGGGCCTGGACCAGCAACTGAAGCACCTGGCTTTAGAGTTGCTTGGTTTGCTGCTGCATTTGGATTGAAGTTGTTGAACGCATCCCACTGTACTTTTGCACCATTAGCGGCTTGGGGTTCTGCACCGTTAATAGCATGTGTTGGTCTAGATGATTGTGTGTCCATATTTTTTCCTGTTCCTCTGTTTAAGAACTATTGTTATTTAGTAAATGTTTATTTTTGACCAGTTAACGATGGTCACGGTTTTAAGTTATATTTCCGATTTGTCCTGTATTTCTCATTGTGTTTATTCTAGATTGTGTACGAGCAGAAAGTGGAGCAGGACGATTTGCAAGCATTCTCTGACGAATTTGATCTTGAGTTTCACCGGATTGTTGTGTTGGGGTGGTGGTCATACCAACAGTTTGTGCCGCTTGACCAGTCTGAGATAATCTATTATTTTGTGCCACTTGTGTTATAGCAGCGGCTTTATCTTCTGGATTTATCGGTGTACCATCTACTTTTGTTGTGTTTAGATTTTCCGTACCACCAATTGCAGTATCAGCAAGATTACCACTTGCGTTTTCTATACCTTTTGCTGCTTGTCCAATTTTAAGATTAGCAAGTTTTGATCCAAAACTAACATACCGAGCAGATGTTCCAAGAGTCCTTAGTAGATTGGGACCACTTGCTGTTGGATCTGCTGTCATTCTATTGCGCGCTTGAACCCCGAAGTTTCTCAGAGTATTTGGATCAATAGTTCCGCGTCTATTGACGGCGATTCCTTGTTTTGCTCTATATTGATCATATGCTTTTAATGCACCAACAAAACCACCTCTAACTTCAGATCCAATAACTTTTCCTTTTGCGTCTTTAACTGGTTCTCTTGATCCAAGGAATTTATTTAATATACCAGCACCCCGTTCAACATCAGCACCTCTCTGTTGAGAAGCCTGTGCTGCCATATCTGCTCGTCGTCCTGCGATGTATGCATTTAATTTTCCTGCGCGTCTGTCTTCTGTAGAACGAACTGGTTGATCTGGTTGAAACCTAGAACCTTTATAACCACGACCAGGCAATCCTTCTTCTGCTGGAACTGCTTGTCTATTTAATGGTTTAAGCGGTGGATTCTCGTTGTAGTTGGAAGCACCTCGTGCTGATTTGCTTTTATTAACATTTGCCAAAATGCGATTACGCATTTCGGGTGTTACTGCTTCACGAAGATATTGTTTAAAACTTAACATTAAAGATTCTTGAAGAAATTTTCAAACAGAGTCAATGCTTTCTTTTCAAGGTTTCTACTTGAAGTGGTACGAATAAGTTTCTTTGCTTCCATGAGATCACGCTCTAACCAAGAACCGTTATTCCAAACCCATTCCTTACCTTCCATAATGCCATTTACGAAAGCACCGGGAGCAGATGGATCTGCAACAATGTCAACAGCAGAAAGCATGAGATCTGGTTGAACGATCTTCTTACCGTTTTGCTCAACCAGAGAACCCATTGCTCTTGAACTAACGCCTAGTTTTGCACCTTCACGGATTAGTTCAGCAGCAATCTTACCCATAGGAGTGCTTTCCATAATCTTGGCTTTTCCGTAAACTTTGTTTCCACGAAATTCAAGCATTACGATTCTGTGACTGACACGATCAAGATTGATGGTTGGACCTGTTGGATGTCCGAGTTCACCGAAAGCACGGTTGCAATTAACAAATTCGTTGATATATCTTCCTACTTCTTTATTCAAAGTAGGAAGAGGATAGACTCTACCGTTTCGGTTGCATTCCTCGGCAACCATGAATACACCTTCGATGAACAGATTCTTTTTGTCATCTGTTCCTTCGGTGATGTATCTAATGTCTTCTACTGTTTCGGTGATTAACTTCATTATTTCTTCTTCCTCTTAGCCATTGCAGCCTTGATGGCGTTGTTTCTGGAACCTTTCCACTCATCAGTGGATGATTCTACTTCACCATCTCCGTCGTAATCTTTCTTGGCTTTCTTTGCTTCGTTTAATCCATTACTACGAAATGCTTTTTTGCCACAATCACCGTCTTCGCAGTCCATTCCGCCCTCATACTCTAAATCTCCATCGGTATCTCTTGGATCAATTCCGCCCTCATACTCTAAATCTCCATCGGTATCTCTTGGATCAATTCCACCCTCATATTCCATTTCTTCTTCGCCTTCTTCGTCTTCTTCAGACTCTTCTTTCTTGTACTTCTTCTTGCCTTCCATGATCTCTTCAACTTCTAGGCGAAGATCATTTGCATCATCGGTAGTTTCTTCGGTTTCTTCGGTGTTTTCATCAAGGAAAGTTTCTGGAGCATACTCTTCAAACTTTTGTTGAAGTCTCTCAGAGAGTTTTTGCATGAGAAGTTCAGTAGCAATCTTCTTAGATTCTACGATATTTTCTGAAATTACGCTCTTGATTAGATTATTTGTGTCCATTTTTTGCTCCGTAAATTCTTTCCGCAGTTTTCACTGCTTTTTTGAAACCGTGATCAGATTCCAATATGAGGTTTATTAGTTTATCCTTATGTGAACTATTTAGAGAATTGTATAGTTCGGCTAAGTATTTAGCCATTTTTGGTGTTATCTCTAACTGAGAACCATCCTTAGCAGTAATCCAATTAGTTGTATTATGGTTTATTGCATTGTTGAATTCTGCAATAGGCATATATTCAGTTTTTACTTGTTCCTGTATTTGAACTGGAACTCGTTTAACCTTTGGTTCTAATGTGATATTTTCGAATAGTTTTTCAGAAGCATCAAGATATTTCTTAGCCATTTCTTCTGCTATTCTGTCAGAGATAGCAGAGAACAGTTGCTCTTTAAAGAGTTCTCTGTCGTTCTGTATAAGTGCTAGAAATTCTTTTCTGATACTCATTGCGGTGGTTGACCTTCTTGTGGTTGTGGTTGAATACCAAGAGCCATCATTTGTTGCTGTTGTTCGACTTCTTTGATCAACGCATCTTGCTGTTCCTTGGCAATTTGAGCATTGATTTCAATCATCTCTTCATCAGTTTGCTTTAGAATATTCTTACGAATGTATTCTTCAGAGTAGAACTTACCAACAAAGTTACTGAGAGTATTCAACATGTCGATACGATCACGAAGAATGTCATTATCCTTTAGTTCGGTGAAGTATGAATCTTTGTTGAACTTGAAGGTAATATCTTGGGCAATCTTATTCCATTCGTCCTCTGTCATGATTCCCTTAAGAATAACTTGAGTCTTAAGAAGATCGGTGAGGAATGCAGCAAATCTCAAACGAAGTCTTTCTATAAACTTATAGAACTTAACTTCGTCACGGGTAATTTCTGCTGATCTACCCATATTGAATCCGTTTTCGGACTCAAGACGAGAGATTGGAACATTGAGTGCGCGATAGAGTTTCTTCTGTAGATAAAGAACATCTTCCATCTCTCCAAGGTTTTGACCACCATCGAGAGTTGTGATTTCTGTTCCTCTACCACCTTCTCTTCGTGGCATCCAGAAATCCTCAAGCATGTGCTGATGGTTTCTGTCGTCACGGATTTGACCAGTGGCTGAATCGTAAGTAATCTTGTTACGATAGCGATTCATAATATCACGAAGATATTGTTCAGCCTTCTGCTTTGGAAGATTACCGACATCGACATAGAAAATTCTACGCTCTGGTGCGCGGGAAATGCGGTAGATGACTACTGCATCTTCAATCTGACGCAACATGTTCAGCGGACGAATTGCTTTCTGTAGATATCCAATTACTCTCTTGGTTACTGAATCGACAGTACCGGAGTGACAGTAAGTAATGGTATCAAGTGTGAATTTAAAACCAGATGGAGTCGTTGGATACATTGCCTCTTTATCTGTATCTGCATAGACATAATATTCTTCGATTTTCTTTACGAATGGAATAATTTGTCCACCAGAAACTCTGGCTCTATCCTTTTCAATTTTTCTTACCTTCTTGATCTTAATTGGATCAACAGGAATAAGAGAAACTAATCCCTTAGCAGGATTTTCTTTATCAATTTCTTTGAAGTAATAAATCTTGCTGTCGATATACCATCTTCTAAAAATTTCATGACACCGATTGGTGAAGTCAAGAAGTTTTAGAATGTGATTATATTCGTAGTAGATCTTTGTCTTGATTGTGTCTGGAAGATTGACATAATCCAAATTTAACTTGATTGGTTTTCTGTCTTCACCCATCACAATGCTCTCATTGACAATATCTTCGATGGCTGAATCCACTTCTGGATGGAGGGCCATACCACGATATTGACCAATGAGTTGATTCTCATCTCTAATAGAACCGGAGAAGTCGATGGATGTACCAAAGACTCCTCCGGCTTCAAATGTATAGGTTCCATCGTATGGCTCAGGAGTTACTGGAATCTGACTTGATTCTAGATTCTTTGTCTCCTGATCGTTCTTCTTACCAAAACTAAAACCAAAGATATCAAACGCCATAATATAGGAACCTTTTTGTTAGATGAAATTAGGCTGTAATGGTCTGCGAGCCAGCATATTGAAAATGTGTGTATGCAATCTGAACTTGGAATTGTACCAACTGATTGGCTGCACCCATGTCCAATTGAATAGGACCAACTTGAACTGGCCATGCATTTAACAGTGTTATTGATTTTAACGCACTACCGCCAGCCGCATCTGCATGATCTAAATGTTGTACTGTGAGATCTTTGCAGAAACTGTTGACCTGTTTTGCCTCTAATGCAACATTGGTTTCGTGATTATTGAATTGTTGAGACCAGTCGTGGAACATAAGCCATGTTTTATTTGTGCCAGTGTCATCAAGAACAGTTACAGTCCATTCGTTATATGATCTATCGCCTGGAAATTTATACATTCTTCCACGAAAAGGAATTGGAATAATTCCAACGATACTTTCTGGAAGGGTTGCTGCGACGCAATGTGTTTCCGGGAACATAGATGCCGCGCCGCTGGTTGCAACACCCTGAGGCGCAGTGCCGGTAATTCTGAAACGATTTGGTCTAGTACCACCATTGAAGGCTGATACAAAGTTTCCTATTGAGTGAATTGACATATTATTCTCCTATGTGTTTCTTTTTATTATAGTTGTGCGTCAGTATTTAGGTTAGTAATGGTAACCTTCACATAGTTAATAGACTTAGTTGGTTTGATGTAAATGTCTGCTACGAATTGATTTGAATCCAATATTGCGGCAGGATTGTTTGTCTCATCACATACTACCTTAAAGTCGTAAAGACCTCTACCATCTTTGATGTTTTGTAGGAATCCAGTGGCTGCGTTTGCAAACAATGCACGAGTAGTTGCATCGTTTACTTCGAACAGAACACCGTTTGCAGTTCTTCCTAGAGTCTTCTTGATGTAGTTGATTAGACGAACGACATTCACACGGGTTAGAGTAGAAGTTGTAGTTCCTTCTTGTGTGATATCACCGAATAGGTAGACACCATCACCAGCAATACCAATTATGGAATTGATTTTGTTGTTGTATAGATTATCTTGTTCGGTTGCAGTTGGGTTCTTGATTAACCGAACAGTGTTGAGGATTCTTCCTCTGCGAGTTCCGGCTGGCGAGAACCAGCGTTGTGAATCTCTATCTGTTCTTACAAAGCATCCGGCGGCATCACTGGCTAGTGGGATGGTCACATAATTTGTTGAACCAGTATTAGATATACCCAACATAACCTTTTCACCACCAACTGCGAATAACTTATTATCAGCATTTGTTAGTGTTGGATATACAGTTGGGGTAGATGGAACAGTAGAACCACCAGTATAACCATCATAAGTTACACCAACAATTCCAATGATATCATCTCTATATGATGTTATGTTTGATACTGCTGTGTAATGTGTACCTATTGCTTGTGCGGTGAACATCGAATCTAGAGCGATACCTGCATCATAGAAAGTGCTTGTACTTTCTGCAATCTTGAGAACACCACCATAAGTTAGGTAGTTATATGCTGAGTACCAATCAGTTGCCCATGAACCAGTTGGTCCAGAACCAGTAACACCACCGAAAGTTGTTCCGTTTAGTTTTCCTACCCAGTCACCTATTGTTTCGATTGTCATGTAACCGAGTTGATTGTCTGCGGTTACACCAAATAGATCTACCAGAGATGGGGTTGTTAGACTAACCATACCGGAGATGTGGGCGCCTTGCGCCTCAGATCCAGCCACTACGAATGAATTGTCTACTAAAGTTACTGTTACTTTTGGTCTTGTTGGCATGTTTTGCTCCTAGAGATGTCTTACTCTAGGGGTATTTATTGATTTGATTATTTCAGTCCTTCGGCATTCCAGACATCGGTTCCGTCTGAAAACGACTTCATATCATCTTCATCATACGAAGAAATAAAACCAAATGGTGCTAAATCTTCCTCAAGTTGTTTGATTTCGTTTTGAAATAGAGCCATTCTGGTGTCTAGGTTGGTAAGTTCCTTGAAATAGGGTTGACGAGACAACCAAGCAAACAGAACTAGAGACATAACCAAGTCATCATTGTGTCCTTCCTCGGCAGAATAACTTTGTGCTTTACTAACAAATGACATCAATTCTGTTAAGATTTCGTAGTCTTCTAGGATCAATTTGTCCTGTTCTATCATGTTTTTGAGAACAGAACAACCAAGTCTTTTTACTTGTGAAGTAGTTCTGACACCAAAAACGCTCTCTCCTTTACCAAATCCACCACTTACAACTTGTCCCTTTCTTCCCTTCATGCTAGACATAAGCACATGCTCATACTCCAATTCGCTGTGTAGGATGTCTGCAACCTGACCACCAATGTCATTGATCTCAATAAAAAGATAGGCTTTATTGTACTTGTATCCGGTTTTTTCTATTACAGTCGGATATAGCATAGGAGATATTAAGTTATTCCTAAACTTACATACTAATCTATAAGGTGAACTTGTCGCGTCAATTACGGTAAACGCGCTATAGTCCTTTCCTTGTCCCCGTGCTGTATCTACCGCAATAAAGTATAAATGATCATCTTTTGGTTCTTCGTAAACAGTCAAACCATCTTTAGTTGTATAGATTGGTTCTTTCCATGCCATTGCATTCAATTTAGCAGTGGAGATCAAAGTATTAGATGAACCCAAGAAGTTACATTCGAACTCAGATTCGAATTGCTTCTCAGATGTCTGCTTGATCATCTCCTCTTTCCACTTCTGATCCCGGAGTTTACCACCAGCAGTAGATGGAACCTGCGACCAGTGAACCTCTATGGGAACATATTCATTCTTTCCAGACTCTCCGGGTTTCTTCGTAGCGCCCTTCCAGAGTTTGTAGAACATGTTTAAACCATTTGGGGTAGAGATTAGCAATACCTTTGTACTCAAACCAGAGGTAATGGTTGGGAACACGGAACTGAAGAATTCTTCTGCGATGTTCTGTGGGACGAATGCAAACTCGTCAAGGAACAACAGATTGAAAGATCCACCACGGACAGCAGATGCTGAGGTAGAGGATGCTAGGATCTTAGAACCATTCTCTAGTTGAATAGATCCTTTGTTCCATTCCAGAATACCTTGTTGCAACCATTTTGGTAAATACTCGTAAGCCAATTTCAAACGAGACAACATTTCGCGTGCCGTAGATTGCTTGTTAGCAAGAATGGCTACGCTCATGTTTTGGTTGAACAGAATGTAATGAAGAATGTATGCAATAACCGTAGTTGATTTACCAGACTGACGAGGAAGTTTGGCAATCACATAACGATTGCTGTGGATCTTATCAATGATATCTTCTTGATAATCATACAACTTGAAAGGTACAAGACCTTTATCTAGAGTTACAATCTTAACATAGTTTTTAGTGAAGTAGATCGGATCGTTTGCACACTTCACATATTCTTCTACTTGTTCTTTTGTAAATTCAATTTTTACTCCGGGTCCCTTTAGATT